TCTGCGGTTAGTAATATATATATTATAGGAAATTAATGGATCCACCCATGGATGAAGATCTAAAAGATTTAATTGCAATGGTGTTTTATGACGATGGCACAAAGAGTGTGTTTATAAACATCACAGGCTTTCGTAATTCTATACACGGCAGAGATGTGTCCGAGCATATATGCAATCAATTAAATATAGACTTAATGGATCTATACGGTGATCAGCCAACAGTACACTAATGCAAATAACAATTCCGTACAGCCCACGAGAGCTGCAACAAGAAATACATACAGAGTTAAGTAAACACAGATGGGCGGTACTCTCAATTCACAGACGTGCTGGTAAATCTGTTTTATGCATAAATGAATTAATTAAACGAGCTTTAACTAACGATATGTGGAACCCCAGGTACGCATACATCGGCCCGACATACAAACAAACAAAGGCAATTATATTTGACTATTTAAAATTTTATGCCGGTGTCATACCTGGAACCAAATTTAACGAACAAGAACTAAGCTGCACGTTTGCAAACGGTGCTAAGATTGTATTGCTTGGTTCTGAAAACCCAGACAGTTTAAGGGGTAGTTACTTTGATGGTATCATCTGTGATGAGTACGCACAAATTAATCCACGATTGTTTCCTGAAGTTATCAGACCAGCTCTATCAGATAGAAAAGGTTTTTGTTACTTCGTTGGCACACCCCAAGGAATGTCAAATGATTTCTATGCTAAGTACCAACACGGACTAAAAGATAAAACGTGGTACACAAAAATAGCAAAAGCATCTGAAACAAACATTGTTGATGAAGATGAATTAGAAGCAGCTCTTGAGCTGATGGGTAAGAATAAATACAGACAAGAGTTTGAATGTGACTGGGTAGCAGCATTAGAAGGTGCTATCTATGGTGACGTTATTGAAAAGATAGAAGATCGAAAACAAGTTGGCCGTATACCTTATGATCCAACCTACCAGGTCAGCACAGCATGGGATATTGGCATATCAGATAAAACAGTCATTATATTTTTTCAACAAGTAGGCAAAGCCATACACGTTATTGATTATTATGAAAGTAGCAATGAAGGACTGCCCCACTATATTAATTTAATTAAAAGCAAAGATTACGTTTACAACAACCATTACGGCCCACACGATTTAGAACAACGTGAGTTTACAAATGGTAAATCAAGACGTGAGATTGCATACGAGCTAGGCTTACGATTTAAAATTGTACCAAAACTCAGCATAGAAGATGGAATACACTATACACAACTGCTGCTTAACCGTTGTTGGATAGATGTCGATAACTGTAAGAAACTGATAGATGCCTTGAGGAACTATCACCGCAAGTTCAATGACACCTTGCAAACTTTTAATTCTAAACCCGTACATGATTGGTCAAGTCATGCAGCAGATAGCATGAGAGTTTTAGCTGTAGGTTTAGAAGAATTACGAGATGACAATCAGATTAAACAACAAACAGCTGACAACAGCTACAACCCATTAGGAATACAATGAGTATATTTAAAGCACCAAAAATGCCACCTCCACCAAAACCTAGAGTTATGCTGACACCATCGGGATCGATGGCAAAAGAAGATCCAAAGGTACAGGAAAAAAGAAGGCGTGGCAAAAAAGCAACCATACTGACATCAAACAGTGGATTAACAAACACCGATGATGATTCATACAAACCATCACTACTAGGATAACATTATGTCATTATACGAAAACATTAATAAACGTAAAAAAGCTGGTACATCCAGGTCAAAATCAAAATCAACTATTTCTGCAAAATCTTATGCCAACATGAAGGCTGGGTTTCCAAAGAAAAAAAAGAAAACACTATTAGGATAAGGAGAACACTATGAGTGGAATAATCGGAGGTCGTAGGCCAAAAGTCGAAATGACTAAAACAAAAGATTTGCAAACGACCAAAACACAAGACATAGCACAAGATGTCCAGGCTGCTAAGAAAAAGAAAAAGCCAGGACAATCTTCATTGATTGAAACAACATCAATGGGCTTAGGTGGTGATGCACCAACTTACAAGCCAACCCTATTAAGCTAATATGAAAAACAAAAACGCAGAAATGCTAGTAGACCGTTTTGCTACGTTAAGAACAAATCGGTCAACATGGGAAAGTCATTGGCAAGAAATAGCTGATTACATGCTGCCTCGTAAAGCTGACATTACTACACAACGTACTCGTGGTGATAAAAGAACTGAGGTTATCTTTGATGGTACGGCTATTCATGCATTAGAACTATTAAGTTCAAGTTTACATGGCATGCTGACTAACGCAGCTTCACCTTGGTTTACACTTGCATTTAAAAATCCATTGTTATCTGAAAACGATGAAGCTCAAGAATGGTTAGACTCCGTAACGCAAGATATGTACGTTGCATTTAACAGATCTAACTTTCAGCAAGAAATACAGGAACTGTATCAAGATCTAATCTCTTTTGGCACATCTGCCATGTTTGTTTCCCCTGATGAAAAAAACCTAGTACGTTTCAATACGAGACACGTTAAAGAAATATTTATTGCCGAAAATGAAAGAGGACAAGTTGATACAGTCTTTAGACATTTTACATTAAGTGCCAGGGCTGCTGTTAATTTATTTGGTGAAAAAAATGTAGGTGTAGGCATATTAAATAAATTTAAAAAAGATGTTGATGCAGATGTAAGCATACTGCACGCAGTCATGCCACGAGACACATACAACGAAAAGAAAAAAGATACACAGAACATGCCATTTAAGTCATGTTATGTAGATCCTGATGATGTTCACATGATCAGTGAAAGTGGTTTCAATGAGTTTCCATACGTTGTTCCACGTTATTTAAAAGCTAGTTATGAAATTTATGGAAGATCACCTTCTATGAATGCATTGCCTGACGTAAAGATGTTGAATAAAATGTCTGAGGTAACAATCAAAGCTGCACAGAAACAAATAGATCCTCCCCTTATGGTTCCTGATGACGGTTTTATGTTACCAGTCAGGACAGTGCCAGGTGGTTTAAACTTCTACCGTTCAGGTTCACGAGATCGTATTGAGCCATTACAAATTGGAGCAAACAATCCTGTGACTGTTAACATGATCCAGGACAGACAACTTGCAATACAAAAAACATTTTATGTCGATCAGTTGCTAACATCACAAGGTGGCAACATGACGGCAACAGAAGTGTTGCAACGTAATGAAGAAAAAATGAGATTACTAGGCCCAGTCCTAGGTCGATTGCAATCAGAACTATTACAGCCGTTGATTGAACGGGTGTACAATATCTTAGAACGACAAAACATATTCAGACCAGCACCTGAAATATTAGCAGAACAAAATGTTGAGATTGAATATGTAAGTCCACTAGCCAAAGCACAAAAATCAAGTGATCTTAATTCCGTCATGCGTGGGATTGAAATCTTTGGAGCTATGTCACAATTTGCTCCAGTGCTTGATTATTTGGACTCTGACGGTTTGGCTAAGTATGTGCAAAGTGTTCTAGGACTACCAGCTAAGATTATGAAATCTGATGCTGAAGTACAACAAGTCAGACAAGAACGGCAACAAGCCGAACAACAAGCAGCAGAACAACAAGAGTTGATGCAACAAGCACAAGCAGCGGGTGCAGCAGCTCCTATGGTGAAAGCTGTCAATAACTAAAGGAGAACACTATGGCTGATGAGCAACAAAATCAGAACCAAGAACAAAACCAAGAACAACTAAAAGAATTAATTACAAACTACAAACTTACATTTGAAAGTGAAGCTGGAGCAAAAGTTTTAGAAGATTTACAAAAACGATGCCATTTGTTTTCAACAACTAATGTAAAGAATGATTCACATGAGTCAGCTTTTATGGAAGGCCAACGTGCCGTCATATTGTTTGTCATTAATATTTTAAAAAGGAAAATTTAATGGAAGAATTAAAACAATATTTTTTACTATGGTGGAACGCAGATAAGAAAATAAAAATTATCTCAGCTGCTGTCGTATTAATTTTAATTTATTTAATAATAACATAAGGAGACAACTATGTCAGAAGATCAGGTAACGGCTGTCGAAGAACAAAGCCAACCGTCTGAGTCAACTGCAACAGAAGCTCCAGTAGCAGAAGCTAGCTGGAGAGACAGTTTACCAGAGGAACTAAAAACAAATGCATCACTAGAAAAGTTTAGTGACGTATCAACATTAGCAAAAAGCTACATCAATGCTGAGTCAATGATTGGCAAAGACAAGATGGTAGTGCCAGGAGCTAATACAACTGAAGAAGAATGGAGTGACATCTACAATAAATTAGGTAGGCCGTCAGATCCGAATGGTTATGAACTAAAAGCAGAACTTGCTGAAGGTGAACAAATTGATGAACAATTGATGAGTAGTTTTAAAGAAACAGCTCACAAGCATGGATTGTCACCAGCACAAGCACAAGGACTGCTTGATTATTATAATAGCATATCAAGTCAATCAATGGTTGATTTAGAAAACAATGCTGTACTAGCACAAGAACAAAGCCAAAGAGAATTGCGTGAAGAATGGGGCCGAAGTTACGAAGAAAATCTTAACAAAGCATCCAATGTTGGAAAACAATTTTTTGGTGAAGATGTGTTTGGTTTGCAAATGGCAGATGGATCAAAGCTCGGAGATAATCCAGCATTAATTAAAGGTCTATCAAAAATGGCAAGCATAGTATCAGAAGATGTATTTGCTGGAGACAAAACAGCTGCATCGTCTAGTGCAAACATGCAACAACAGATAAACGATTTAACTGCACCTAATGGTCCGTACTGGAACAAGATGGATCCTCAACACGAGGCAACGGTGCAAAAAGTTTTAGCATTGAGAGAAATAGTCTCAGGCTAACCACTATTTAGAACAACTGGTTTACCAGCTCTAAAAGACAATAGGACAGACTATCACCTACCAGGTGTTAAATGTAAGACAACCCTACGGGATAATTGGCTGACAATAAAACTTTAACTTAACAACAAGGAGACATTTTATGTCAACACAAATAACCACAGCCTTCGTAGAACAGTATAGTTCTAACGTGGCTATGTTAGCTCAACAAATGGGAAGCCGTTTGAGAGCTGCTGTGGATGTTGAAACTGTGACGGGCAAAAATTCGTTCTACGATCAGGTCGGAATTACTGCGGCCCAACAAAGAACGTCAAGACATGCAGATACGCCACAAATTGACACTCCGCACTCAAGACGTAGATTAAGTTTGTCCGATTACGAATGGGCCGATTTAATTGACGATCAAGACAAAGTAAGAATGTTAATTGATCCAACTTCTTCTTATGCAAAAGCTGCTGCTGCTGCAATGGGAAGATCAATGGATGATGTTATCATTTCTGCTTTACAAGGATCAGCACAAGCTGGTGTTGCTGGTGCAACTTCTGTTGCATTACCAACTGCTAGTAAGTTTGCAACAGTAGACCAGTCTGACGGACTAACAATTACAAAAATGATTGCAGCTAAAAAGTTCTTTGATCTGAACGATGTAGATCCTTCAATCCCTAGATACATTGTATGTGGGGCAACTCAGATTGCTGACTTACTTGGTACTACTCAAGTAACATCAAGTGATTTTAACACAGTCAAAGCTCTTGCAGCTGGTGACGTTGATACTTTTATGGGTTTCAAATTCATCTTGTCTAATAGATTAAACTTTGACGCAACACATACGGATGACCGTCTAGTATTTGCATTTACACAAGATGCTATCAAACTTGGCGTTGGCAAAGACATCACTGCTAAAATTGATGTTCGACCTGACAAAAGTTATGCAACTCAAGTGTACACATGCATGAGTATTGGTGCGGTAAGAATGGAAGAAAATAAAGTATTCCAAATTCCGTGTGATGAATAATAGATAGGAGATAAATTATGGGTACTAAAAACTCAGACTTAGTGGCTAATTTTGAAGCTGCTCCTCAGGTTGCAAATGATGCTGGATTATTACACGGAGTTGTCCGTGTAGCACAAGGCACTATTGCACTTGCTGCTGGTGACAGTGATAACGATGATGTCGTTATGCTTGCACCAATACCAAGTAATGCTGTTGTATCTCAACTATTTATTGGTTCAGATACGTTCGGTGGATCGTGTACTTTCAATGTTGGAATCTACACATCTGCTGGAGTAGTTAAAGACGAAGATGTATTTGCAACGGCTGTTGCAGATGCTGCTGCTATGGCAGACGTTCGTTTTGAAGCTGCTGACATCAACACTGCTGGTCAGAAGATGTATGAGCTTGCTGGAGACTCAAGTGATCCAGGTGGATATTACTATGTAGCCGCTACAATGGCTGCTGCTGGTGGTACTGCTGGTGATATGAGCTTCAACATTCACTACGTTGTAAACTAAGCACTAAGCAAAAAACTATGGGGGTAGTCGATATGGCTACCCTCATACATTAAGAGATATTTTATATGAGTTCACAAGTCGATATTTGTAATGGAGCATTAAACCAATTAGGGGCTTCAACAATTATAAGTCTGTCAGATGACAGCAAAAATGCACGAATGTTAAATCAACGATACGACATGGTAAGAGATCGTGTGTTTCGTGAACATCCGTGGAATTGTTTATTAAAACGAGTCAGTATTGCAGCTGACGCAACAGCACCAACGTATGAGTATTCGTATGCTTATACATTGCCAGCTGATTGTCTAAGAGTGCTACAAACATTTGAAATGAGAGATGATGTCGATTTTAAAGTAGAAGGAAGAAAAATTTTAACAGATGCCACAACAATGAAAATTTTATATGTGGCAAAAATTACTGACACCACACAATACGATACAAGTTTAGTAGAGACATTAACAGCTGCACTTGCAGCTGATATTGCATACGGCATAACTGGATCAACAACAATGATTCAGATTATGGAAGAACGATACAAAGAGAAATTAAAAGATGCACGATTTGCAGATGCTACCGAAGGTATGCCAGATGAAATTGATGCAGACTTTCCATTTATTGCATCGAGGTTTTAATGGCAAGATCAGCCTATCCGTACACCAGTTTTACTGGTGGTGAATTATCAGATCAGTTAGATGGTCGTATAGATTTAGATAAGTACAAAGTTGGATGTAAGACAGTTGAAAACATGATTGTCTATCCACATGGTACTGCTGCTAGACGGCCAGGCACTAAATTTATTGCCGAGGCTAATCAAACTATTGTTGATGGCAGAGCATATAGATTGATACCGTTTGAATTTTCAACAACACAAACGTATGTGCTTGAATTTGGTGATCAATATGTACGTTTTTTTAAAGACAACGGCATTATTACAAAAACTGGTATTAATATATCAGGCATTACCAAAGCCAATCCAGGTGTAGTGACATCTGCTACACACGGATTATCAGCTGGAGATTATGTTATATTAGATGGTATAGTTGGCATGACAGAATTAAATGGCCGACAATTTAGAGTTGGTACAGTGCCGTCATCTACAACTTTTAATTTAAAATCAACAGATGGAACTGATTTTAATACATCAGCATTAACAACGTATGCATCGGGAGGTGTTGTCTATCCAATATATCAAATTGCATCTCCATACGGTTTTGACTCATTGCCTGATTTAAAATACGCACAATCAGCTGATGTTCTATACATTACACACCCTAGTTTTCCAATCCGTAAACTATCACGAACTGCACACACATCATGGTCATTTTCAACACCAACATTAACAACGGGAACTGATTTTATTGTATCAGGCATCACACAAGCTAATCCTGGAGTTGTATCAACTATTTTAGATAATGGTTTACGCAAAGGTGATTTTGTTACATTTGCAAACATCGGTGGAATGACACAATTTAACGGTGGTGTTTTTAAAGTTGGGGAACAAAAAAATAAAATTACTATTAGTGGCATTACAAAAGCTAATCCTGGTGTAGTTACGACATCAGCAGCTCATGGATTAATAGCTGGTGATAGTTTTGATATTTCAGATGTTGTTGGTATGACACAACTAAATGGTAATTCATTTAAAGTTGGAACCGTGCCATCTACAACTACATTTCAATTGCAAAACGGCAACGGCATTAATATTGATACAACTGATTACACAACATTTGTTTCAGGTACATTAACTGGCCCTGATCAACATTTTGAAATACAAGACAGCACTGGCACTAATGTTGATACATCAGGTTATAGTTCATTTAGTGGATCAACGGGTACTGTTACAAAACTAAACAATCCAGTTTTAAATTTAGGTACAGATAATTATCCATCTTGCGTATCGTTCTTTGAACAACGTCTTGCATTTGCTGGCACAAACAATAATCCTCAAACATTGTGGTTGTCACAATCTGGTGATTACGAAAACTTTACAGAAGGTACAGATGCAGATGATGCAATGAACTTTACCATTGCTAGTAACAAAGTGAATGCCATACGTTATTTAGCTGCATCACGATCATTATTAATTGGCACAACGGGTGCAGAATTTTTAGTAACAGGATCAGATAGTGTTAATGGACTATCCCCTACTAACATTAATATTCGTAAACAATCAGCATACGGCAGTGCCAACAAAGATGCTATTACAGTTGGCAATCTTGTGTTGTTTATACATCGTGCCAAACGCAAGATACGAGAGCTAACATATAACTACGATAGTGATAACTACATTGCACCTGATCTTACGGTTCTTGCTGACCACATAACTGAAAGCCTGGTTGTTGACTTTGCATACCAACAAGAGCCAGCTTCTATTTTATGGGTTGTGCGTACTGATGGTGTGTTAGCTGGACTGACATATCAACGTACAGAAAATGTTATAGCCTGGCATCGACATATTCTTGGAGGATATTCAGATACTGGCAAAACAACAACGACACAAAAATTAAGTTTTACATCAGTTGATACTGGTGAAAATACAATTGCCATAAGTTCACATGGATTATCAACGGGTGATCCAGTAACGTATTACACAACTGAAACACCAGTTGGAGGTTTATCACAAGGTATATTTTATTTTGTAATTGTTGTTGATGCTAACAATATTAAATTAGCATTGACCCCTGAAGATGCTACAGCTGGCACGCCAGTCATAGATATTACATCAGGTGCTGGTAGCAAAACGCATTATATTTATTTAGGTTTTAATAAATCTAACAATGTATTTTATGCAACTGGTCATGGTTTTGGTGAAGATGAAGAAATTTATTATTATCCAACAAATGACACACACAAACTTACTAACTTAAATAAAAATGTACCATACATAGTTGATCCTATAACTAATTATAGTTTTCGATTAAAAAACAAATTTGTATTTAAAGATTATCAAACTGCTGGTGTTAATTATCAAATACGAGATTATTTAGATCCTGGAACAGTTAGCACAACAAAGACAACTCACAAATGGTTGACACATGCAAAAGTAAAAACAATTGCAACAATACCAACTGAGAATGCAGAAGATGAATTGTATATGATTGTTGAACGATACATCAACGGTGCAACAGTTCATTATGTAGAATTTTTAACACCATTTGATTACGGCAATGATGACGAGGATGCATTCTTTCTTGATAGTGGTTTGACGTATGATGGCAGCAAAACATTAACTATAACCAGGCTGCATCATTTAGAAGGTGAATTGTGTAATGTGTTAAACAACGGTGCAACTCACACTGATGAAACAGTGGCATCAGGTAACATAACATTAGATGATCATGGTGAAAAAGTGCATGTTGGATTGCAATATGACTCAATTTTGGAAACCATGAGAATAGAATCAGGATCACAAGATGGAACAGCCCAGGGCAAAACAAAACGTATTCATGGAGTAACAGTAAGAGTAGATCGGTCTATGGGTGGATCAGTTGGGCCTAACTTACAAAATTTAGAATTATTAACGTACCGTACTTCAGCATTACCATTGACATCATCTATACCCTATTACACTGGTGATAAAGATGTTGAGTTCCGTGGTGATTATGAAACAGATGGACATATAGTTGTAAAACAAGAACAACCATTACCATTAAATGTTGTGGCACTGTTCCCTCGATTAAATACATTTGATGGTTGATTACAGTATTGAAAAATTTACTTCTGCACATGCAGATATAATTTTAAACAATGGTGAAAAAGAAAATGCAAGTGTTGAATATGATACTAAGGCATTAGAATGTGAAGATTCATGGACTGGATTTTACAAAGGTCAACCCATTGTATCTGGTGGAATTATAGAATTATGGAAGGGTGTTGCTGATATTTGGCTGATCATTGCAGATAACAGTACCAAGCATAAATTTTTTTTAATTAAAAATATTAAAAGACATTTAGAAAACACTATTGCACAAAGACAGTATGTAAGAATACAAGCAACTGTTCGAGAAGATTTTAAAATCGGTATGAAGTTTGCTGAATTGTTTGGAATGAAACAAGAAGGCTTAATGGAAAAATACGGATTAGACGGAAAAAACTATTTTAGATATGTGAGGATTAATTAATGGCACAAGCAATACCATATGTACTTATGGGAACATCAACAGCATTAAGTGCTGGATCTGCCTTGGCTGCTGGATCAGCTGCAAAGAATGAGGCTAATTACAATGCTGCAATAAAAGATAACCAGGCTTTAGCAATAGAACGTAACGTACAATCAAATCAATTTTTAGCAGAAGCAGAAATACAACGTATGAGAGACAGCTTTGCTGCATTTAAAGGACAAAATGTAGTTAATTTTGCTGGTAGTGGTGTTGATTTAGGATCAGGTTCTGTTGCAACTATTGAACGTAAAAATTTAGAAAAATATTTAGATGACGAATACATGTTTAAATTTAATGAAGCTAAACGAAATACAGCAGATTTAAACAATGCACAAATGTTACGAGTGGATGCACAAGCAACTCGTATGCGTGGTAAGTTTGCTAGAAAAATGAGTTACATAAAAGCTGGTACAACACTGTTGAGTGGTGGATCACAAATGTATTCTTACAATTCATTAAATCAAATAAATCCTAGCAGTACAAGTAGTGGAGAAATAGCATAATGGTTATAAGAGTTTATCAAAGTCAAATCAGAGCAGACAAAAGACCAACTGTTTCTGGTTCACCATCAATTAATACTGGTGCATCAGAATTTTACTCATCTCTTGCTGATACAATAAGTCGTACTGGTACAGAACTTGGTGAGTTTTACATTAAGAAAAAAGAAAAAGAATTAGAGTTAGAGTCACAAGTGGAAACTGGTGCAATTAATGATGAATTAACAGACTTGTATAATTCTTATTTAGATCCACAAAATGATATAAATTTAAGTCCTGAAAAATGGCTTGAAGGTGATGATAGTTTTCAAGATAAAGCACAATCTTTAATAAATAAAAAATATAGCACCATAGAAAACAAAATTGTTGCTGATACTGTCAAAGCAAAATTTCAAGAAAACTTTTTAACTTTAGAAAAAGATTTGACCAAAGAATCTTTTAAAAGAACAGATCAATTATTAGAACAAAATCTTAATTTAAGACAAGATAACCTTATAGATGATATGTCAAAAAGTAATAGCATGATGGACATGTCAAGACTAACTGATGATCTTTATGAAGTTATTAATGTAAGAATTAGATCTGGTTATTATGATAAAGGTGAAACAGCACAATCAATTTACATGGGTGCAATGCAAACTGTAGTAAAAAATAGAATTTTAGAAAAAAGTCAAGATATGGATATGTCTGATTTTATGATGGCATATGAAGATGATGCATTTGGACAAGATGATGAAATAACAAATGTTATGTTGGGTGTATTAGGAACTGAAGAAAAGACAGAAATAATAAATTCTATTTTAGATTTAAAAATTGAAAAAATAGATAAATTAGAAAAATACAATAATACTATAGATGATCTAAACGACAACATATTAGAAAATGGACTGATAAAAGCACAAAACGAATCTGATCCTATTGCAAAAGCAGAAATATATAAAAATTTAGAAACACAATTTCAAGGTGATATTACTAGAACAAATCTAATAAAATTATCACAAGGCACTTTTAATTATGCTTCTATAGATACAATCGATCCATTGTTTATTAAAGGTAAAATTAATTTTGGTGAAATAGATATAGCTGATTTGACTCAAATAAGAACCGAAGTAACAAAAGAAACTTATGAAGATCTTTACACAACTTACGTTAATGTTGTAGAACCTAGCTCACCATTAGTTAATAGATTGCGTCAAGATATTAAAGGATCTATTTATTCTACTGATGATGAATACATAAAATCTTTACAAGAATCTAACCCTGAATTAGCAGATGCATATAATGATGCTGCAAGTATTTATGTTGATAAATTTAACAAACTTATACAAGCAAGAAAATTAAGTCCAATAGAAGCTAAAAGTCAAGTTATGGCAGAGGCACAAATTTTTATTGAAGGTAAAAAAATAAGAGCAGCACAAACATTAATAGATGGTCTAAATGATCGAGCTGATTTAAATGATGCTGGATTATTTATAGATACAAAAAATATTGAACAGTTTAAACTAGATATTAAAAACAGTGATTTTCCTGACTTTAAAAAATCACAAATTATTGGTCAATTAGACGGATTAAAAACTATTTTTGGTTCTGATATATTTACTAAATTAGCAAATCAATAAAATGGACAATACTTTAGAAAATGCACTTCAGCCTATCTATGATAGTATAGAGAAAGCTAATACTTATTCACCTGACAACCCTAACAGTCCTTTGCCAACTGAATATTATGACAATGCTACAAAATCAAAAAAACAACAAATAAATTTTGGCAATGGAGTTATGTTAGAACAAACTGTAGCTGCACCAACATTTGCTAGTGAAACAATAAAAGTAGGTCAATCAGTTTTATTTGATATAGGTGATGAATTAGGAAGTGCGTATCAAGACATAGACGAATCTACAAATCATTTATTAACAAAAACACATCCTTTGTTAGGTATGGCTGTTTATAAATCTTTAGATCAATTTAAAAAAATAAAAAGCAAATTTGAACCTAAAACAGAAACTGGTGTACTAATTAGAGATGTTGCATCAGAAATAGGAATAATGGTTGTTAATAATGCATTGCTAAAAAAAATAAAATTATTATCTGGTGTACCAAAAAATAGTCAAAAATTTGTAAACTGGACTAAAAGTATTGCTTCTAGTTCTTTGCGTTGGGGGTTAGCAGAAGGTGGAGCTGCTGCTATTGCTCGAAACGATGAAAAACCATTTGTGTTAATGATTAGTGATTTAACAGGAATTACAGATGAAAACGATCTAACAGAAATAAGAGAAATTTTTCAACAAGGTACAGCAACCAATGAACCTTGGGATAAAATTCAAAAAAGACTTTTATTTGCAGCGGATGGATTTGTTACTGGATCAGCATTTGAAACTATAATGCCTATTTTAAGTACAGTTTATGGAATGGTGTTAGCTTCTGGTGGAGCTGGTTATATTAGTGATGATTTAACTCAATCAGCTGTGCAAGATCAACAAGAATTTAAAATAAAAAAAGATATGCAAAAATCAGACAATACTGATTTAAGTCAAAATTAATAAAAAAAAACTACACAATAATCAACAAATCAATTATTAATAAATAAAATTAGGGATGTTGCGTTCCTAAAGGATTTCATTACATGGCTATTAAAACAAACCAAGATCCAGCGGATCTATTGGCAGCTGATACTAAATCAGGCATAATTGATATGCAAAAAACTGCAAACAATAAACAAAAAAACTCTGATTTAGTTCAAGTTGCTTCACTTTCTAATATTGTAAATACAGTAAATAAAGTTGTTAAAGAAGGAGCTGAGGGTGCAACAAAGAAAAAAGCCAAAGATCCAGTAGTACCAAAAAATGTAGAGACTGTTGAAGAAGCTATAACATCTGTTAATAAATCTAAAGAAATATTAGATGAAGGTGATACAACTTTAAAAGGTTTTGAAAGTTCAGATGATATTATTAGTAACTTAAAAACATTTACTGATGATATAGAAACACCAATAAACAAAGTTACTACAGCTGAAAGTAAAGCTGGGGCTAATGAAGAAATGGGTGCAATTCTTAACATGAGTAAGAATTGGAATAAAGATAATACTATGTTTACTGCATCTCAAGTTGTGGCTGCAAAACAAAGTCTAGTAAATTCTTCAGAAACATTAAAAAAAATAGCTTTAAAAATAAATAGTGGAGATGACAGTTCTGCTACATTATTTCTGTTTAGAGAACAAATAGCACGGCATGCATCTATAGTTCAAACTTACAAACAAGGTAGAGCTAACGTAGCAAGAGCTTTAAATGCATTTAAGATACCTGGTGATTATGTTGGTAGCCAAGCTAATTTTGAACAATTGGTAGTTGAAGAATTAGGTGGCTCTACAGCTGCTAAAATGATGGCTGAGTCTATTTTAGATCCTAAAAAATCTTTAGCAGATATTAATGATTTTGCTTCAAAAACATGGGGTAGCAAAACGTCAGATAGTGTTATGGAAATTTATATGAATGGTTTACTTTCATCACCTCGTACACAATTTAAAAACACTTTTGGTAATGCGTTTTACCAAGCATGGAAATTACCAGAAACATTTGCTGCTGCATCTATAAATAAATTAGAAGAAGGTATAAAATTTTCTGGCAGTAAAATTCCTATTATAAAAAATGCAAATTATTTTAAAACACCAGCTCAAGGTGTAGCCTTTGAACAATTTTTTGCTCGTGCATATTCTTACAGTTACAGTTGGAAAAAAGCATTTGAAGCTGCTGCTATTGCTGTGCGTGAAGGCCCTAGTGTTGATAAATTAGAAATATCTCAATATCAAAAAAAGACTATAGCAGCTGAAACTTTTGGTTTTGACTCTAATTCATCTTTAGGTTTTGGAATAGATGTTTTAGGCAAAGCAATAAGGATGCCAGGTACAGCTTTAGTGTGGGGTGATGAATTTTTTAAAACTATGGCTAAGTATTCTGAAGAAGCAGATTTAGCTGTGCAACATGCAATGGATTTACAGAAAAAAGGTTTTGATGATGAATATATTAAAGAAGCTGTAACAGATTATATTTACACAAATCCAGTTGCATTAAAAAAAGTTGATGATGCAAAAAAAGAAATGGTGTTTCAAGAAGATTTAAGTTCTGGTTTAGCAAACACACAAAAATTAATTGGTGATATTAAAATAGGCAATTTTCCAGTTGCAAGAGTTGTAATGCCGTTTTTTAAAACACCAGTAAATATATTTAAAGCTGTGTATGATCGAAGTTATGGAGGAGTAGTTAAAGCTGGTAAACTAGGATTTGATACTATTTACTCAACTTTTACTGGCAGACCTTATACAGATTACGGCAAAAAATTTACAAGTGATCCACAGTTTAGAACTATGGAAATGGGTAAGTATTCTATGTCTGCTGGTGCATTTAGTTATGCTTATACGTTAAAACAAAATGGAAGTTTAACAGGCCCACCAGAACGTGATCCTAGAAAACGTGCTTACCAAATGGATGTTTTAGGTATTCAACCACACAGTTTTGTTTTTTATGGGCCTAACTCAGATACAAGCAAACCTAAATTTGATGACAACGGTGTACCAAATGGTGATTTAAAATATGTTTCATATTTAGGTATAGAGCCATTTGGATCATTTTTTGGTATTACAGCAAACTGCATTGATTTGATGGAAAACTCAGACAACACTGCATTTAGAGATAATATGGCAACATCGTGTGCTGTAGCTGGTGCAATGTATTTTAAGGAAATACCATTTTTACACGGCATATCTTCTATCTATGAAATGTTAGGTTTGTCTAGTTATAGTGAAGATCAACTGGTTAATTTTGAAAAAATTATAAAAAATTATTCTAAAACTATAGCTCCGTTTAGTGGGATTGCTCGTGATGTAGAACGAATATTTGACCCACAAAAAAGATATATTGGGCCAGATTATGAATTAGATTTGGAACCATTTTTAAGAAACGATAAAGGTAAAATTGTTTTTAACGATCAAGGTGTAGGAAAACCAAATCCTAATTATGGTTATCCAAAAGATCCATCTATGGTTACTGGTGCAAAAAGTTTTGCAAACAATGTTTTCAGCACTTACCCAGTAGCATCATCATCTTTTGCTCCTGTATATGATTATGAGTTTAAACCAGTTGATGGAAGCAATGGAATGAAACAAGGTATTGGTCAAAGAATTTACAATGCATTTGTTCCATTTACCTACAAACAAAGTGCTGAAATTAAACCTTATCAAGCAGATATATACAGACTGAATGTACCTGGATATTCAACTATAAAAAAATATAAAGGATTAGATTTTAGTGATCGTCAATGGAGTATGCTAAATGAACGAGCTGGACAAGTTTTAGGAACAGGCATCAATAGAAATTTTACATTTACGGAAGCATTAGACAGTTTGTATTCTGGTATAAGTGGTTCATCAAGAACATTTTTATCAAAAACTGGAAACACTGGAAGTAATGATGATTTAAGAAGGGCAACATTAACTGACATTAGAAGTAAATATTTAAAAATAGCTTTTGAAAGTTTAGCTGCTGAAGATGAAGAATTTTTTAACATGCAACAAGCAATTGAACAAAGACAAGAATATTTAGAAACTAATCAATTATCGAGATTTTAAACTATGACAATATCAACCACAACATTACTAAACAGCTTCTCAGGTAACGGATCTGTTGTAGATTTCACATATACCTACCCTATTAACTCAGCATCAGAATTGCTGGTTATAATTAAAACAGACGCAACTGGGGTTGAAACTACAAAAACTTTAACAAGTGATTATACCGTTGCACTGGCTGGTGACTCTGGTGGAACTGTTACGATGGGAACTGCCCCAGCATCAGGTGAAACATTATTCTTAATTAGAAACACAACTAAAACACAAGGCACTGATCTTATTGAAAACGATCCGTTTAGTGCTGAAGGCTTAGAAGATAGTTTTGACAATCTGCAAATGCAGATCCAAGAAGTTAGTAACGCAGTTGATAGATCATTTAAAGTATCAAAAACTAACAGCATTACGACATCAGAAATCACAACGTCAGCTGCTGATCGTGCTAATAAAATCTTAGCATTTGATGCATCAGGTAACTTAGATGCAACTGCTTATAACAATTTAGATACCGTTGCTGAATTAACAGATACAACTATTACAAGTCCTGGTGATAACGAAGTCCTGGCATACGACAGTTCTAGTTCCAAATGGATTAACCAAACGGCAGCAGAAGCTGGCCTAGTTGCAACTGGTGCTGTTACTGGTATTACATCATTGCTTGCCACTGATATTAAGATTGGTGAAGATAACGAAACTAAAATAGATTTTGAAACTGCTGATGAGATACATTTTTATGCAGCTAATGCTGAACAAGCATATGTAGCTGATGGTGTCTTTGGGCCACAAACAGATAGTGATGTTGATTTAGGTACAACGTCTGTACGTTGGAAAGATGCTTATATTGATAGCATTACAACTACTGGGAATATTACATCTGCTGGTACTGTATCATTTGGCAGCATTACAGATGGAACAATTACAGCTACTGCATTTGTAGATGAAGATGACATGAGTTCTGACTCAGCAACTTTGATCCCTACTCAGCAATCAGTCAAAGCATACGTTGATGCTAAAAAAGCTGACATGCAATTTGTACTAGAAGATGGTGATGGCACTGAAGTACAGATTGTAAAAGATAGTGAAGTTAAGTTTGTTGAAGGTGGTGGTATAGATATTAACTGGACTGACACGTCAACTGGTTCTGATGCAGATCCATTTGATCTGACATTTGCCATAGACTCAACCGTTGCTACCTTAACTGGTTCACAAACATTAACCAACAAAACATTAACGTCACCAGTTTTTAATACGGGTGTTAGTGGTACGGCTGTCAAAGACGAGGACAACATGGCCTCAGACTCTGCTACTCACCTTGCAACCCAACAATCTATTAAGGCATACGTTGATGCTGTTACAACATCATTAAATGCACAAGACCTGGATGTATCTGATGGATCATCTGCTATTGCAATTGATCTTGATTCAGAAACATTAGGCATCTTAGGTGGCACAGGATTAACGTCAGCTGCATCTGGCAACAACGTCACATTATCTGTTGATGCATCACAAACACAGATTACAGCTGTTGGTACAATTGGAACTGGTGTTTGGCAAGGTACAGCTATTGCGTCAGCTTACATTGCAGCAGATGCAATCACGGGTGCTAAAATAGCAGACGATGCTATTAACAGTGAACACTATACTGATGGTTCAATTGATACAGCTCACATAGCTGACGATCAGATCACACAAGCTAAAGTTGCTAACGATGCAATCGGTGCTGATGAACTGGCAAGCAATGCAGTTGTTAATGCAAGTGTAGCATCAGGAGCTGCAATAGCATTTTCTAAGATGGCTGACTTAACAGCATCACGAGCATTGGTATCAGATGGTAGTGGTGATGTATCTGTAAGTGCAGTGACATCAACTGAAATAGGTTATTTAGATGGAGTAACATCCTCAGTACAAACACAACTCAATGACAAAGCATCTCAAGGATTTGCCGTTGCTATGGCAATTGCTTTGTAAATTTAATAAGGAGAAAACATGGCTCAAGACTTTAGGAGACATTTAAACGATGATCTACCAACATCACATCACGACACTAATTCGTTGTTGTGGACTGGTGGAGATTACGATGCAATCATAAGCTGCCGATTGTGTAATATTACAACAGCAGAAGTAACTGTTGATGTATATATTAGAAATTCAAGCACTGATTATTACCTTGCAAAAAATACTGCAATTACACCTGGAGGTTCATTAGAATTAATCCAGGGTGGTTCTAAAATTGTATTGGCTAATGGTGATGTGTTGTATGCAATTTCAAACACAGCTAGTGCAGTAGATGCCGTAACATCAGCAGTAGATACAATTAGTTCATAGGATATAACATGGCAAAAATGGAACAAGTCGGTGGGATGATGTATATTGGTTCAGCACCTGAATCAGAAACCATCCCTGAACACGACAGTCAAGTCGATCTCAGTCAAACAATAGGCAATGCAGTTCTTGCTGGCCCTATCACGTTTGCTGCAACAATAACAATAACTGGAACGGTAGTAATAGTATGAGTTTAGAATTAGATGGTGTTAACGGTATAATTAAAAACACTACAAGTGATGGTGATGTAACGATCAAAGGTAATGATGGAGGTAGTGAAATATCTGCACTAACACTTGATATGTCAGACGCTGGTACAGCTACTTTTAATCACGATATAAAATTAAATGATAGTGGGGCATTACGTCTTGGAGACGATGGGGATGCTGAAATTTATCACAATGGTAGTGCAACTGTCGTAAGAGAAGCAAGTTCAGGTAATCTTGTTCTTGCTGGAAACGATGTTCAAATTACTGGTGGTTCAATGTTAGAAACACACATTGATTGTAATAATAATGGTTCAGTTGATTTATATCACAACAATGTAAAGAAATTTGAAACAACATCTTCTGGTGTAACAGTTACAGGAGCTACATATTCAAGTGGTGGGGTTTTTAACACAGTTAATAATAGTTTATTAATTTTTGGTGGTGGTAATGCAGGTAATGTTGGCTCTAACTTAACTATGTATGGTGGTGCTGATGGTAGTGCAGGAACATTTAGATTTAGAAATGCAACAACCACACATTTTAATATTGCTGGTAATGGAGATCTTACTGGTACTGATACAAGTATTGGATCTATTTCTGATTCAAGATTAAAAGAAAACATAACAGATTTTACTTATGATGTTGTTAAATTTAAACAGTTCAAACCAAAAACTTTTGATTGGAAAAATCCAGCAGAACATAATGGTAGAACAGATAACAGAGGTTTTATTGCACAAGAAATTGCTGAAATAGATGACTATTGGACAGATCAAATTACTATAAATTCTGATACAGAAGATGCTAAATTAATTAGTGCAGATTCTGATGGTAATCATAATTCATATTCTTTAAAACTTGGTAAAAAAGACGCAATGTATATTTCAGTTATTCAACAATTAATTACAAGAATAGAAACATTAGAAGGATAACCTATGAGTGAAATAAGAGTCGATACCATATCAGAACGTACCAATGCAAACGGTGTAACGATAGATGGTCTTACTATTAAAGATGGTGGGATTACAGCTACAACTGGTGCTATTGTTTTAAACGAAGCCAGTGCCGACCTAGATTTTCGAATAGAAACCAATGGTAATTCTAAAATGTTTTTTGTTGATGGTGGTAATGATGCAGTTATCTTTAATGGTAACTCTAGTGATTATGAAGCCTCATCACAAATGGTTCAAATTCATAATGCAGGATTACACATAACATCTGGATATGGCATTCAAGGTGGAGTAAACGCTGACAGAGCACAAATAGGATTAACATCTGGTAGTGGTGGTAATGTTTTATTTAAAGTTAATAACTCAGAAGTTGCAAGATTTACTTCAGGTGGTTTAGCCATTGGTGGCACAGGTGCAGCTAACACACTCGATGATTATGAAGAAGGTACATGGACTATAGTTAATGGTGCAGTTAATGGTATTACTTATCAAGTATCTTCATCAAGTGGAGTTACCTATACAAAAATCGGTAGACAAGTAACTGTAACAGGAACTTTAGCTTATGGCGGACACACAGCAGACAATAATGCAACTTACATAGGAAACTTACCTTTTACTTCTGCATCTGGAACTAATTTTATTGGTAAATGTTCCATTAACGATAATACACTTGATGGTGTTGGAGTTTTATTAGCTGGTGGAGTTACTTATTTAAAATTGTTTAAAGCTGGTAGTGGTACATTTGATTATGTCACAAGGTCAGAATCAGCAAATCAATCAATTAGTTTTACTATTACATATCACGTTTAATATTTTATAAGGAGAAAACAATGGCAATAACAAAAGAAAAAGAAATAGCAAAGATAGAAGTAGTTGGAGAGTATAAAGCTGTGCAAGTAAGAACTGATACTGTTATCAAAGAAGATGATGCAGAAATATCACGTTCCACTCACAGACATGTATTACACCCAGATATGGATATATCTGCTGAAGATGCAGAAGTACAAGCAGTAGCCAATGCTGTATGGACTGATGCTGTAAAAGCTGCCTGGACTACATTTCAAGAAAACCAAACAATTTAGGATAACCAATGACAAGTACAATTAAAGTTGACACCATTGCTGAACATACATCAGGGGGTGGTGTAACTGTTGACGGACTGACTATCAAAGATGGTGGAATAACGGCAACGACTGGGGCTACAGTATTTAATGAAGCATCTGCTGACATAGACTTCCGAGTAGAATCTAATGCAAATGCAAATAGATTTAAAATAGATGGTGGTGATGATGTTGTTGTCATGGGAACTGGAACAGTTGAAGATTCTATATACGGAGCTAAACCAGCACTTCAATTAACTGGAACTGATTTTAATACTTCTGCATTTTCAATTATTAGAAATGCTGCTGATGCAAATTCACCTAATTTAATTTTTGGTAAAAGTCGATCTGCTGATGGAAACACAGTTGTTCAAGATGGAGATGACTTAGGTAATATTACCTTTGCTGCTGCTGATGGTACAGATCAAAATAATACTGCTGCTAGAATTTATGCTGAAGTTGATGGAACACCTGGAGCTAATGATACACCTGGCAGACTTGTATTTGCAACAACTGCTGATGGTGCTAATTCTGCAACAGAGAGAGTTAGAATCACCAATGATGGAAAAATAGGAATCGGGACTTCTTCGAGTCCAGCGGCTAAAATTCATCTTGATATTGGAACAGATAATCTTGGTTTATATATAAACAGTACAGACGCAACAGCTGGATTTGCTTTAGCTGATAATGGTGGTTCAATTAATTTAGCCACAACTAGTTCTGGTGCTTTTAGGGTTATGACTGGTGGTAGTGCCAATACAGCTGCTGATGGTAGTGCTGTTTCAATGTTAATAGATGCAAGTGGTGCAGTAACCAAGCCACTACAACCAGCTTTTTCTGTTAAACCTTCATCAAATCAAACTAACCTAGGTAATAATGATACTATTGCTTTTGGTACAGAAACTTTTGATCAAAATGCAGACTTTGCATCTAACACATTTACTGCTCCAGTAACTGGAAAATATTTATTAAGTTTTATGGTAAGACTTGATGATATAGCAGAAAATTCTGATTATGCTGTAGTTGATATAGTAACCTCTAATAGAGAATATTTATTTTTTTATTCACCAGGTACAAGTGATGAAGCAATAGGTTTTCATACTTTTTCAAATACTTTGTTATGTGATATGGATGCAAATGACACAGCAAAACTAACTTATCAAGAAGCTGGAGGCACAACTGGTCAAGCTGACGTAAGTGCAAACAATTCAAGATTTACTGGGGTTCTAATATGCTAACGAAACAATTAACCTTAAAGGAGGTAACACATGGCTGAACATAAAAAAGAAATAACATTAACAGATCTTCAACAAAAAATTCTGTCTAATGATTTATATAACGACACAGATAATGCTGGTGTAGATAAATGGATCCAAGATGCAGTTGATGGTAAGATCAGCAACTGTTGGAAACGTATGCAACGTGAATGGACTGATAAGTTGATGAATGATGATTCATTTACAGATCCTATTCCATCTAACCAGGCTGACTTTGTAACATTGGTCACAGCACGAGAAGATTATAAAAATCGTAAAGCTCGTGATGATGCATCAGCAGAATAACATGGAGCTTGATTTCTAATGTCTGAACTAGACAACAAGTTAGCCATCACGGAGATCCGTGGGGAACTTAAACTAATCAATCAAAAATTAGACACTCTGGTGTCAAATCATATTTGGCATTTGAACCGTGATGTTGGAGTCTTAACTAAGATTTTAATAACGGTATCAACAATCTTGTTTTCAGGTGTCGTAACTTTACTAATCAAAACATTTTTTA